AGGGCGCACTACAAGAGCACGATTGCGACTATAGCTTATCCCCTTTGGCTCCTCATTCAAGAAGATATACGAATGCTTTATGTGAATGGGAGCCTCGATGACCCTGAACGAGCTGAATTCTTCAGGTTGTCTTATCCCGAGCCAGGCCGAAACTTGACCATCTTAATTGCCAATGAGACGGCAACAGGGGCTCAGCATTTCCTCGATGCCATAAAGACGATTATCGAAACCAATCAGCTCCTTCAGCTTCTCTTTCCTGAAATTATTCCCGACTTCAGTAAACAGCTCAAAAGATGGAATCAGCAGGAGATGCTTGTTCCTAGAAGCGTCTCCAAACCCGAAGCCACAATTGAGACTATAGGTGTAGGTGGCGCGGTCCAAGGCAGGCATTACAGAGTTCAGATTCATGATGACTTAATAGGAAACAATGCCATGAATAGTGATGCCGTAATGCGGCTTACTAAAGAGTGGCTTACATATTCTGAGAGCCTTTTTGTGAACCCCACTACTGATGTGCATGTAATCGTGGGGACAAGGTGGGCAAGAAATGACATTTACGAAACTATCAAGAAGGACCCGAGATACAAAGTCTTGGAAATTCCAGCACTTGTCGACGGGAAGCCTATTTTCCCCGAGGAATTCTCGGTTGACTTTTTCAATGCGATTCGGGCCAAAGATCCCTTCTATTTCCGGTCCCAATACATGAATGACCCCCGCGATCCTTTTATGCAAGATTTAGATTCTACTAAACTTGGCAGGTTCTCAATTATAGAAAGAGGCGAAACTGTAAAAATTGTCATTGAAGAGGACGGTTATACAGAGGTCATCTCCAGTGCGGATTGTTCCGGAGCGATGGCTTTGGATCCCGCGGGAAGTGAGTTTAAGAGACAGGCTTCTCAGAAGGCAATCGTTGTCTCGCTGAGGGACTCAAAGGGCCGGACTTTCGTTGTCGATGGTTGGGTAAGCTATGGCAGTCATGATGAAATGTTTGATGCAGTCTTCAGGCTATATAACAAATGGAAATTTCAGCTAGGAGTTGAGACAGCGGCCTTCCAGAAATTTCTTGTTTGGGCATTTAGAAAGGAAGAGCAAAGGCGGAGGCAGTGGATTCCGATTGTAGAGCTTCCTCCTAATACCAGACTCAATAAGGCAGACAGAATAAGAAGCCTTGTTCAGAATGATCTCAATCTTGGGCTTATCTACATCTGCTCTGAAGGACCTATGAGCTCGGTTCAGATAGGTCAAAAACTTTTAGATGAAATAGATGGGTTTCCTGAGGGCAAGCTCGATGTCATAGACGCCTTTGCCTATACGATGCAGATGCTCTCTGAACTTACTCCTATGGATGAAGAGGAGGCAAGTAATTTCCGGAGGCAAATTGAGCTTGACATCATGAAGCGAAGTATGCTAACAGGATATTAATAACAAATACCGAGACTTACATCTCGGGGAAAGGAGCATACGATGCCGGCAAAAAGCAAGAGACAAAGAAGTGCAGCAGGGATGGCCCTTGCTGCGAAGCGGGGAGATATAAGCCCTAAGGAGCTCAAGGGAGCCGCTAAACAGATGTATGAGAGTATGAGCGAGAAGCAACTGAGGGACTTTGCTAAGAAGCCTAAAGGTAAGAAGGCAAAGAGAGGAGGTAAGTGATGGGTTTTGGGCAATCGCGCGGTAGTGCAGGTCCACGACAGCAGGTAACCGGTCGCGTCTTCCCTACTACTGTAGATCCACGTCAAAATGTTCCATCCGAGGGACCTACTATACGGCCAGGAATAACTGCGCCGGCTCCTACTGGCGTTGAGATGCGACAGGCCTTGATGGATTTATTCGGCATATATCCCAGACCAGAGCTTCAAAAAGGCACGCCTTTGGGTCCTGTCAATCCAGCGACGGGAATGACTGCGCTCTCTCCTATGAATCCTGGTTTACAGAATCCCCTTATGGGTCTATTTGGTGGGCCTATGGGTGGGGGAGGATTATTAGCTCAAGGTCTTCTCAGTGCCATTTTTCGAAGAATGATCGGAGGATGGTAATATGGGAGCAGGACTTGCAGCATTGCCTTTAGGTTTAGGATTGGCGACAGGTCTTGCAACGACTGTTCCTAAATTGGCCTCCATGCTTGGACTTTTAGGGGCAGCAGGCGCTGCCGGGACAGCAGGTGCAGCAGCTCCGGCGATTGCAGCATCGGAAGCTGCTCCTGCCGTTGCAGCCGCAACAGCTCCAATGCAGGCGTTAGGCCCAGGTCTCGCGGCGAGCACTTTTGCTCAAAATGTTCCTGCTACATTAGGTGCAGGGACGTCTCCAGGGCTTTTAGGTAGCATTGCTTCCATAGCGTCTCAGCTTAAAGAATCAGGCCTTTTACCTCTTCTTTCTACGGCAACACAAGCTTTTCAGCCACCAGGAAGTCAAACGGCATCTCAACAGATAAATATTGGAGGCGGTGCTGCTCGAGCACTCCTGCAAGGCACTCCTCCTCCGCAAGATCTTCTTCTCAAGCTTCTTCTTCTAAGAAGAGGCGCTCTGGCACAGTCACAAGGTATGCCGAGCCCTTCTGAGAGAGAATGGAGGTTCTAGTGTGATTCAGTTACCAAAAGGTGTAAAGCTTCAGGATCTGACCCGTGAATTGGCCGAAGAACTCGCAACGGCCGAGATATTCCTAAAGCCGCTCAAAACTCAGCTTTATGAATGGGAAAGACTATACCTTGCCAAGCCGAAACAGAAAGAGAGAAACTTTCCCTGGAGGCGTGCCTCTAATATTGTCGTGCCTATAATCGGAACATTTACAGATGCCCTTTTTGCAAGGCATATGAACACGATCTTTGGGGGCATCTCTATTTGGACGGTAGAGCCTCTAAGCAAGGCTTGGATTCCTGTAGCAAAGCTATGGGAAAAATTTATCGAGAATGAAAGCTATAGGACCTTTAGGCTTTACAAGGCTTCGGTGGACTGGCTTCTTTCTGCCGTAAAGTTTGGTCTTGGAGTTTTGAGGGTTACGTGGGAAGACTCTCCTGCCAAAATCATGACGCCCGAAGGACCGCGGGTTGTCCCTGGATATACAGGCCCCAAGCTTACTCCTATTCCTCTTGCTAAGTGTCTCTGGCCTGAGGATGCAACGAGTGTAGAAGATGCAAGGTGGTTTGCGAGGGAGTATTGGGTTGCAGAGAGGACATTTGAGCTTGGAACAAAAGTTGGGTATTACACACTTCCCAAAAATGCTACTGTGAGCACTTTCTTGGAGGGTTACCTGCCCGAGGAAGATGAGCTTTTGAGAAAAGAGAAGACAGGCCAGAGCTCCTCCAATCGTGGGGTGAGAGGAGTCAAGCTTACAGAAGTGAGCTGGACTATTGACATAGACGATGACGGGGTCGAAGAAGAAGTCCTTGCGGTATTTCACAAGGCCACAGAGACTATCTTGAGACTTGTAATCTGTCCTTTCTATCACGGCAAGAGGCCTTTTATAGGAGTGCGATATTGGCCTGTAGAAGGTTCGGTTATGGGTCTCGGTGTCTGCAGCATGCTTGAACAAATAGCCGAAGCCATAAGCACAGTTCACAATCAGGCGACAGACAATGCCACAATTGCAAATACCAGAATTTGGGCTGTAAGGCCAGGAACTCCTATGGCATCTCCTGATTATCCTATTTATCCTGGAGCCAAGATCATAACCCCAGACCCTGCTGCAGACATTGTCCCGAAACAATTAGGTGAAGTCTATCCTTCCATCACAGAACGTGAAGCTATCTACAGAGACTATGCAGAAAGAAGAGTAGGGGTTACGGATTATAGTCTTGGCCGCGAAAGTCCTATCGTTGGATGGAGGGCGACAGCTACTTCAACCGTATCCCTATTACAAGAGGCGTCTCGGAGATTCGATCTCACCCTCAGAGAGATTCGAGATGCTTATCGGGAGTTGGGAACTCAGATTACAGAGCTTTATCAACAGTTCAAACCTGTTGTCGTCTTACGAGAGTTTGCAGAGGACAAGGCAAATATCATAGAAACAGTAATCAATTTGCCACCTGAGCGGGTGAGGTTAGGTCTCGATATCAATTTGACTGCCATTACAGCGGCAAGGAATGCCGAGGCTGAAAAACAGAATCTTCTCAATTTGTTCGGGTTGCTTAAGGATTACTATGCTTCTGCAGTGCAGGCGGCTATGCTCCTTGAGAACCCGGAAACAGGTCCCATCTCCAAGGGCGCTGCTGTTGCTGCTTTACAGAAAAGTTCCGAGCTTATGCGCAGGCTTATAGAGACATGGACTATACCTGATGCCGAAACGTTTGTTATGGCAATGCAAGACGTAATGGAGAGTGCCAATGCCATTAGAAATACGATGGGAGAGGCCCAGCCCGGATCAGTTGTGCCGATTCAGAGAGGACGTTAAGACTCTCTTTGAGATTCGGGCATTCAGAGAGCTTTTAGAGGCGCTGGAAGTGTGGGCGAATGCCGTGCTCCAAGACTGGATAAGAGGTAGGGTCCCTAATGAGGAAGCCAAGGGGCTAATAAGTGCTTTACAATATGTGTTTAACTATGTAGAATCATTATACGAATACGAAGAAAGGAGAGACTAATGGAAGATTACGAAAGGACCGAAGGCATGGACAAGCTAGCGACATTGGAAGAGAGACTTAACAAGATGGAAGAATCCTTGACAAAACTTGTGCAATTGGCGGAAAAGCTCACATTTGGGGAGCCAGCACAAGGGCCAGCACCACAAGCTCCACAAACTCCTCAAACTCCGCAATGGCGACTTCCTCCTGTAGATCCCGAAAAAGTAAAGGAACTCTTGGCTTCAGATCCTGTTAGGGCTCTTGAGGCGGTGACCGAGTACAAGGTTGCTCCTATTCTGCAGGCCCTTCAGCAAACTGCCGTTGCGGCCCTTGATGCACAAATAGTCAAAAACAAAATTGCTGCACAGAGTAAATACCCAGACTGGCATGAGTATGCAGATGCAATAGCCCAGCTTGAAGAGGCTTTGCCAGACAAGAGAGTATTGGCACAGCCGAACAGTTACGATGCGCTCTATGCCGTAGCCAAGGGATTCAAAAGTTATGAATTGATCGAGAAGGCTAAGAAGGGCGAAATCACTATAGGACCACAGTTCTTTGCGGAGAAAGAGGGCAAGATACCGAGAAAAGTGAAAGAGATAGAGGAAGAAGAAGAAAAGGAGCTAAGTGAAGAGCAGAAGTTTATCGCACAAAAGTTTGGGTTAACGGAAGATGAATACAAGAAATGGAGCGAGGGGCCTAGGCCTAGCGTAGCTGAACAGATTCAGAAGCACACAACACAAACTGCACCACAAGCGGCAGCGCAAGGAGGAATTGCACAATGAGTGAATGGGATGAGCTTAGACGATTTTTCCAGAGATACAAAGAGGGAGGCTATCTCGAATTTAAGGGAGGCAAGCCAGACAAGGCTTATGTGTGGGCTAATGCCGATCCTAGAAACATAGCCAATCTCAAGGAATTGGGATTTGTACCCTGTCAAGATCCTGATGTAAAGGTATGGAATGAAGGGGGAATAGGGAGCGAGAAGCCGGATAGGACGAAACAGATAGGTGATGCGATTTTGATGGAAGTGAGCCGCGAAAGAAAGGAAATGATCGACAAGCTCAAGGAGGAGAAGAGACAAGAGGCGCTACGGATGTTCGAGCGCATCAAAGAGACCTTCCATGAGGAAGGCCGCAAAACTGGAGTTCCAACCTTTGAGGATGAGAGCTCCACAGAACACTTTAAAAGGAGAAGGAGGTAGTAGACTATGGCTACTATTTCGAGAGTGCCCATAATGGTTGCTTTTACTTCCACTGGAGGGCCCCCTCTAGTTCTAGAGTATCCTGAAGGCGCAAGTCAGACGTTTAAAGCAGGCCATCCCGTAAAGCTAGATAGCAATGGGTACGTGGTGGCATGCACTAGAAACGCAAATGGGCTTGTTACGGATACCACTATACTGGGTATCGCTGCAGACGATGCCCATAATGCGTCTGCTGGGGCTTACAAGGTGGGAGTTTACATTGCGACGGATGACACTTTCTTTGTCGGCAATTTGGCACTGGATGACGGGACTCAATATACAACTGCGCTGAATGATCCTCCTTGCGGTCTTGGGATATTGGTTCACTCGGCAAGCGGTTATGCCCAGTTTACTGCAACAGCTCGAAGTGGTGGTAAATTGCAGAATAGTTCCAATGTGTTGTGTCAGTATATAGTTGCCGACAAGAGAGATCAAATCGGAGATACCGGCGGTCGAGTTATTGCGATAATTAAAAACTCTGCTCGACAGCTAGGTTACTAGGAGGTGTAAGCTATGGCTGGAATCAGAACAAGTAATTTTGCTCCACTTCTTGCGCCGGGGTTGCGCAAGATTTTTTTCGACAAGTTCAACGAGCTTCCAACCGAGTACGACAAGATCGCGAACGTGAGCACATCCAAGAGAAATTACGAAGAAGACTATCGGATGGCGGGATTCGGGCTGTGGGCCGATAAGGCTGAAGGTGCAAGCATCGTATATGACGAGTTGATCCCTGGCCAGACCAAAAGATATTACTTCCGAGCTTTTGGGCTAGGCTACAGGATCACTCGAGAGATGTTCGATGACGATCTCTACGGGATCATGGGGAGAAGGCTAAGTGAGAAGTTGGCTTGGGCCGGAAGGCAGACCGTGGAGTTCGGCTTTGGGGCTCTTCTCAATGATGCCTTTACAGGAAGTACCTTCACAGGATTTGATGGTCTTCCCCTCTGCCACACAGCTCATACTCTTCTCAGAGGCGGAACGTATGGGAATAGGCCTTCGACGGATGTGCAGCTTAGCTTGACGGCTCTTCAGGCCGCGGTTGCGAGCTTCGATAATATGGTGAGCGACGAGGGGCTCAAGATTACATTGAAACCCAGGCTCCTCATAGTGTCGCCAAGTTGGAAGTGGGTAGCTAGGGAGATCCTGAAGAGCGAATACAAGCCTTATACGGCGAACAATGAGATCAACCCTCTCCAGGAAGAGGATCTGCAGTACATGGTTTACCACTATCTTACGAGCGCTGATGATTGGTTCCTCATTGCTGCTCCTGGACAGCATGACTTGAATTTCATCTGGAGGGTCAAACCGGAGTTCCAGGAGAGTGACGACTTCGATACTGGTGATGCTAAGTATCGAGGCTACATGAGATTTGGTGTTGGATTTGGTGATTGGAGGGGAGTCTACGGATCCTCTGGAGTGCTATAAGAAGTAAGGCGGTAGGTCTCAGAAGAGATCTGCCGCCTAAGATTTAAGAAGGAGGACAGATATGCCGGTCAACAGAGCCGATGAAAATGTCTTCACATTGGCCGGGCCACCTGCCGGAAGAGCCGCTACAGTTGGTATAAAGCAAGTTCGTGGTTCGAGCGGGCAGGTCCTGCCCTATATGTTTTGGCAGCAAGAGGCAGCCGATGGAACATTGACGGAGCTTTTCTTGTGGCCGAATAGTTCTGGCAACTTGCGTATGGGCAACACAGAACCCACATACGCAACACAAGATTCTGCAGGGAGACTTCTTGCTCCCACAGCGGTTTTGCCTCTTGTAGTGAGCACAGCCACAAGTCTCACGATTACAGCTGAGCATTTTATCGTTGTCGGAAACCCGAGTTCGAATGCCACCTATACTCTCCCTGCTGCATCGAGTGTCCCTGCAGGAAGGGTATTTATCTTTAAAAACATCGCGGCTTCGGTAACGGTTGCGATTAGCAGGGCGGGAAGCGATACGATTGATGGGGCGACATCTAAGACGCTCGGGTCTCAGTATGCTGCCATAGCGATTGCGAGTAATGGATCAAATGCATGGCACATACTATGGACCATGGGTACGATCAGTTAACGGCAAGGGGGCCTCGCGGCCTCCTTATTTGAATCAATGATGAGGTGGCCATGAACGCATTAAACGAGGTCTACCTTGCCGGCATAACAACGTTCATCGCCGGTCTTGCTTATTATCTGATCTCACGTGTCAAATCTCTTGAAACCAAAATCGACGAGAAACTTTCGACTCAGAATTGTGCTCAGTGTAATCTGCGGGTGATTACTGAGCAGATACAAGATACGCTGGATAAACTAGAAAGCCTTCTAGTGTCGCACAATCATACCGACAAAGGTATTGTCATAAGGAGGGAATGATGGCTTCTAAGCTTCATGCTACAACTACAATCAAAGTGATCAAGTATAAAAACGAAGAGGACTATAAGAAGGGCAAACCTTATACAGTAGTAGAGAAAAAGGGTAACCTAATGCTTGCCTCAGGAATGAACGCGATTTGGAATTTAGTAACAGGAGGAAGTAGCTCTCACTACGATAACACGAATACTTACATAGGTGTAGGAGATAGCAACACGGCAGCAAGTGAGAGTCAAACGGATCTTTTGGGGACCAATAAGACTTACAAACAATGTTCCACAGGTTTCCCAACAGTCGCTGGTAAAGTTCTTATAGTATTTGCTGTCTTTGAGGGAGGAGATGCCAATTATGCGTGGAACGAGTTTGTGGTCAAAAACAATACGACAAGTGTATGCCTCAACAGAGCCGTCCAATATCTTGGAACAAAGACAAGCGGCGAAATATGGCCGATTCAGATACAAATACAACTTAGCAACTAAAAGGAGGATAGACCGATGGCAGAGTTGCTAGTCATGGCTCAGGACCCTCCGGTTCCACATCCAAGAGCTTTTACAAAGGGTATGGTAGTAGACATCAAAGATGATGGGCATATATGGGGTACCGAAGAAAGGCCGCCTCTTTTCCGCGTGATAAAAATTCCAGGGGTGCCCAAAGAAGATTTGCAGTTTCTTTTAGATAGTCCTACAGATCCGGATCCCAAAGTGCTTGATACTCTTCCTCCCAGGTCCAAAAAGCTCGACTGGAACCAAATAAAAGATGTATCGACTATAACGAAGGGTAGTTTGATGTCTACGGTAAAGGATGTCTAATGCCTGCTAATATTGTCAAAATAGTTGACCTGGGAGGCCGGGGGGATTTTTCGTCCCTCGCGGCCTTCATCGCTTGGCTTTATAACAATTATAATCCTCTTGATCGGAATGCATGTGCGATATGCAAAGTAAGTTCTGGGAATACTTATGCCGATACCAGTACTTGGGGCAGTCTCCCCAGCTTTTCTGCTTATTCCGCAATTCTAATTACAACCACAAAAGACCACTGGTTTAATGGAATTTTTTCATCTACAAGATACTACTTGGCCACAAATCCCACGCAACCAACCTATTGGAATCAGTTAATTTTTCATCGGGTTCAAATCGGCGCTCCAGGCAGTCCTATAACTGGGACGATCAAGGCAGGGTTGTTTTTGTGCGGAATAGTAAGTTCTGCGTCACCAGTTGTTAATTCAGATACCGTCGTTAGTTCAATGATAATTTGCACAACCAACAACCAAGTCGCTGTCTCTTGTCAGAATCTAGTAAGTGCCCCTTTGGTAGCTAGGAGTTTGCTGTTAACAAGACCAGGTTATACTGGCAATGCCGGAATAAGTGCCGGTGGGAACGGCAGCTTACGCGTTCACGGGAACCATATTGTAAGATTTACGACACCTATTAACAACGGAGGAAATGGGTATAGCTATTACAATTCAACAACGGCATCATCTATTTCTCCTAACACTGGGGGTAACATAACAAATGCAACTCCCACTTTCGTCGACGAAAGCAATTGGAATTACATTTTAAGCATTAACGATACTAGTGCCAAGGATCTATATGACGGCTATCAGTTCGGTGGGGTAGCTGTTTCTTTATATCATAACGGTATTACTGGCTATCGATTCCCAGTGTCATCTATAGGTCCTACTGATCCAGACCCCGGAACGTACGCATCGTGGCTTACGAAAGTAGTGAACACAAACGGCGGAGGCGACTTTACGTCTCTTAATGCTGCCTTTGTGTGGCTATACAACAATTATCCTAATTTGGTGACAAGCAATATTAGGGCCAAGTTTGTTTGCAAGGGCAGCACTGCTGATAACACTGATGTGAACACAACCATAAGCACGACAGATCCGCGTCACTATATCCACGTTGTTGCTGATAATGATTATAGATTCAGAGGCGTCCCAAATCTGGCAATGTTATATAAACGCTCCTCGATCACAGTATCAAATGGAAAGCATGTGATTCTGGAGGGCATCCAGATAACTCAGTCGGACGGATTATCAGGTGCTTTTCTAATTATTGATTGTTATGTATCGACTGGCTCTAATTCTTGGGTATGGGGAAATTATATAAATAGCATAATAATACTCAATACAACAAGCACCACCGCAGCGTTCGGTAATTCACTTGTGAACTGCACAGTTATTAATACAAACTCGAGCAATGGGGTACTTCCAGCTCTTGGTGTGAGTATCAATTGTATTGTTATAGGGGTAGTCAGGAATATTGGAGGAATAGAATCTTTTGCGTTAGGTGTTGCGACCAATTACAGTTCACCACTAGGAAACTATTGCAAGTATAGTCAAACTATTACATTTAGGAACCCATCTCAAAATGATTATCGATTGAGTTGGAACGATACGGCAGCGGCACAACAAGGTATTTACACAGGCTCTTATTTGGAAGATGTTGTGGACGTAGAAGAGCAACGTAGGCCGATAACAAGTTCCTATGGAGCCGATGACCCCGTTCTACTATACACAGAATTTCTGTACGGTTCCGATGCCACATGGCAGGCAAAATATTTTGTAGATCATCTCTTGGGAATTGACACCTTACGGCTTACCACAGTCGTGGATAGATTGTACTGTGTCATAGAAAATCTTTACAGAAGCGCCTTGTCGGGCCGCATTCTTATCAGAGTTCAAAAAAAGACATTGAGGATACACAGGATATGAAACTCGAGACTGTAAACGAAGGTTCCACGGTAAGTTTGAGTATTGACTTTCTATCAGAGACGGGCACTCCTATTAGTCCTCAGAGAGTCTTTTGGAAGATAGAAGACTTGATGTCTGGGACTCTAATCAAAGACTGGACGGAGATATCCAACCCGGCTTCGACAGTATACTTGACTATAGGACCGGATATTTGCTCGATACTGGATCAAAGGAATTCTTCAGAGGTAAAACGCATTACCATGAAAGCGGAATTCGGGCCGAATGTTGTGGTAGTCCAGGAAAAAGACATCATAGTTCAGAATCTTGGAGGAGCTACATGATCCCTCCTTCTGATATGATGAGACATGTGATAATGGGTTGGGGCAAGCCTCTCGTCGCGTTGAGGAAGCACGGAATACAAGTCCCAGCGGAGTTGCCTCGTCTTTTGGCTATTGCCACAGACTTGATCGCGCATGAATGCAATCAGTGTAGGCTAGCTCCAGTAGCTGACAAACCGCTACTTAGAAATCGAGTGTGGGGGATTTTGTGGGCCGTCATGCTGGTGCTTAAAAGCTATGCTGTTTCAGCGCCTTTAGTTTTTGACATGAAAACAGAAGAGATCTATTATGAACTCCAGAAAGTCTGCCAATTATGTAGGGAGGCTTTAGATGACAAGAGCCCAGAGGAACAAGAACCCAGGAAATCTTAGATTTGCAAAACAGCAAGGTGCTATTGGGCAGGATGACAGGGGTCTTGCTATTTTCAAAACAGATGTTCACGGGTGGCAGGCTTTAGTCAGGCAGATCCAGCTAGATGGTAAGCGGGGCCTGACAATCGAGCAGTTCGTGAAAAAGTATGCGCCTCCCACAGAAAATGACAGCCGAGCGTACTGTGACTTTATTTGCAAAGGGCTAAAAGCTTTGCCTACAGAAGCCGTATCCTCATATCATTCTGCAGCTATAGCTGGGCTTATAGCCTGGTATGAAGGATACTTCAGGGAGATTACAGATGAGACCACCTAAAAATAACAAGGTGACCTTTGAACGATGGAAAGAGTGTCCTCGATGCGGATTTGACTATCCTCTTTCGTGGTTCGTGATAGAATATCAGACGATGATAGAGGTATGTCCTATGTGTGTAAACGAGTTGGCTCATGGGGACTATATGAGCCTTCTCCCTGATTACTTAGACGAAGGGAAAAGAGGAGACGATCCGAGATGACTCCTCAAGAGCTGGCAATTGAACTTCTTGAACAACTAGGCGCACCAAGCCACTATACCAAACAAAGGCAATGGAGGCACATTGCTTGGGCCGAGCAAACTCTTGCCTATAGACTGCGGGTGCCATGTTTGCAGGCTACTTATGATGTCACACTTGAGGAATCTAAAGACGAATATGATCTCCCATCAGAACTCTTTTATATCGAATATGTAAGATTGATGCCAGTGGGTTATAAAGTCCACAAAAGAAGTATTGATAGTATAGATGCTTTAGGCACAAAATCACAAGGCTTGCCTAGTTTTTATGCCAGATATGGAAACAAAATTGTCTTGGATGTGTATCCATACTCAGCTGACGATGTAACTTATAGCTTGCGGATAAGATACATAAAGCGTATCCCGGCGGTAAATGATAATAGCACGTCGTTTACTCTTCCAGAAGAGTATCATGAACTTATTCTCTTGGGCGCTCTTTACAGAGCGCACTATGCTCTTAGAGATTATGATGCGGGTAATGTAGCGCTCACACAGTTCACCAATCTTTTGAGATCTCTTACTAGCACTATGGACAATGAGGAACTCTGGACGCCGAATAAACCGGTCAATCTTGTTTTGCCGGAGGTTGTCAAATGACATTTTCTAAGGACTGGATTTATGAGACATCTCCAACGGATGAAGATTACATAAAGGATATAGATGACTATATTCGTGGCCTAGCGACAGCTATACGAGAGCGGCTTGCGGTCGATCATGCATTTTATGCAAATGAAGGTGGGGCTACTGATGTGGGAATGCACAGACAAGTGACGTTTCTCAATGCAAGTAGTCCTCCGAGTTCTGACAGTCAAGGTGCGCGGGTTTACTATGCTCCTTCGGATGGTAGGTTACGAATTGTCTATCCTGACGGAACTAACAAAAAGATTCCCGATGAAAGAGATATTCCAGAGGGCGGAGGCGGAGGCGGAACAAGCGAATTCCCTCCCGGGACTATTCTGTATTTCTATCAGGCGATCCCACCACCCGGGTGGGAGATTGTATCAGGAGTTGAGGATTGCGTTTTGGCGGTTAAAGGGGGTAACACTTATGTAACGGCGAGCACAATAACTGGAAGCTGGAGTTTATATGTTGGTGGGATTGCAAGTGGCACTACAGGCTCAAGTACTGATTTAAGCCTTCCAAGCCATAAACACAGTTTAGGAGTGTCTGGAACTTTTATTAGATATGATGAACAAAATCCAATGTTTAGAATCTATCTTAGTACAGGAGGATATCCTTTTAGCTGGTATTCATTCCCACGTGATTCGGGAGACGCCGGTTCTGCCCAAGGACATAATCATTCTGCAACTTTGAGCGTGACAGCGTCTACGAGCTCCTGGCGGCCTAGGGCGGCTGTAGGCATTTTGGCAAGGAAATTGTGATGCAAGATACTTGTTTTGATGATTGCATGTTACTTAAACAGCTAAAAGGCGATAGGCGTCGATGTCCTAATTATATCGAAGTCTGGTGGGAGCCAAGATATCCTCCTGGAGAGCCGAAATTGGTGAGAGATTGCGCCCCCAAAAGATGTTTGCTTTTGCTCCAAGAGATTTACAATCGGCTTATCGAGATTGAAAACGTTGGCCACAGACTCCACGACACAGTAAGGAAGACGGCTCAATGGCTCGTAGAGGTACCAAAAGTGTCCGAATCACAATCCCTCTTAGACCGCTGACAGAGGGGATTGTCAGGACGGCAAGCGACTTGCAAGTGCCTCTGGGTGCGGCAGCACATATTGAGAATCTTATTTACATGCCAGATGGGGCATTGCGAACGTTCTTTGGAAGCCAGTATTTGGGCAAAGCTCCTCTGGATGGCCCTGTCTTGCTCATTGACCAGTATCTTACATCCAAAGAGACCTTAGAGCTATTGGCTATCACCACCAAGTCTCTTTATAAATTTGACATCACAAACAATCAATGGACGCAAATAGCTACGAACTATGATTTTTCTGTAGAATTCCCGCCTTGGTCCGAGATTATAGATGATGTGTTTGTCTTTGGATCAAGAACAGAACCCATTAGATACTATAATGGGACAACGACAGGAAATTACATTACAGCTCTTCCGACAGGCCTCACCTCTCTTTATGCAGACTGTGCTCTTTATTATAATGGTAGACTATTTTTGGGGAGCACAGTGGAAAATGGAGACTGGATTGGGTATAGACTAAGATATTCATCTTTGATGGACCCCCGGGATTTCAACGCTCCGGGAGCTGGTTTTGTAGATTTTAGGCTCAGTCCTTACCCTATTGTGAGCTTAGCCCCCTTAGGTGAATATCTTGTTGTTTATAAAAAGCGTGGAGTTTACTTTGGAAGAGAAACGGGCAATATTGACTTTCCTTATAGCTTCAGTCTTATAGATGAATCGATGGGCCCTTTATCGGGGAGACTCGTGACTTCTTATTTGAGAGAACATTGGTGGGTAGGGTGGGACGATCTATATTCGCTCACTACATCGGGCCTTGCGCATATTTCTGGTAAAATCGGAAAAGATCTGATTGCGAATTTAGCTAGCTCTGCCGAAATAACGGCTTGGACTAGTTTTTCAGAAAAATACAGTATGGTTCTTTTTTGGTTGCCTCAAATTGGGTCTTACTATCCTCGGAAGGCGTGGGTATTTCATCACAAGTTAGGAAGCTGGACAACCGTTAATTTGGATCTTCCAGCCGAGATTACAGCAGGTGGATATTCTACACGGATTTGGTATGCGAAAGTTGGTGAAATGATTGGCAAAATAGGAGACAGTACGGATAGAATCGGCACTCCTATAATTAGTCCTACTTTGCCATCAGATCTGATAGGCCTGTCTAACGGCTGGATTGTAGAATGGTCTGAGGATCAAGTCGATTGGCTTGGGCAAGCAATTGAGTGGACATGGGAAAGTGCGGATTTGGTGATTCCTCATCCTGAAACAAGAGCTGTAAGCGAGTTTTTCTTGCTGGAAGTCCGGGTGCTTGTCACTCCAATCCGCAGGGCAGTGAACATGGAGTGTTCTGTTTCTCTCGATCGAGGCGCTACTTGGAGTGATCCAGATGATATGAGGATATGGCGAGAGTTCGAGTCGGCAAAATTATTTGTTGCGCACTTTTTTACTAGGACGTTTAGTTGTAAGATTCGTATCAAGGGTAAAGGGGCCTGCTACATTCGGGATATTGCTTTAGTCGTATCTCCGATTACGGAGGCATGGACCGATGCGTAAATTTCCTATGCTGCCTTCCGTTCCAGAAACTGATGATGCTCGGCGATTAAAGGATTACCTGAAGGATTTAGTCTCGGATCTTAATTTCATGTTTGAAGAAATTACACAGACTATCGAATTGTTGACAAAACAGGAAGACGCTAGAGATAGGAGATACCCATGGAAATAACAGAGAATCTGGAGATAGTAAGCTTTACGCCTAAAACCTTGATGTTTCTGTGGGAACAGATGAGAAGATTCCCGCAGCTTTTTGATGATAGATTCAAAGACAGATACGATCTCTTCACTGCAAGGATGATGGCGCCAACAACTATTGTGGCTTCGTATAAAGATGGACCTGATAAGCCTGCAAGTGGGATTCTCTATTTCACGGAATTACTTCCCAGGGGCTCTGCGGTCTTTCACCTTTTCTTCTGGGATAAGACTGTTCGCGGAAGAGAGCAAGCTATCTTGGATTTTTGGAAGTGGGGCTTTGCTACCTTCGATCTTCACAAGATCATTATTATGCTTCCTCAATTTGTGAAATATTTGCGAAGACTTCTTTGGAGCCGTGGTGTTATAATGGAAGGGAAGTTAAGAGAGGACTTTCTCCATAATGGAAAGTGGTATGACGTCTATGTTTTTGGTATTCTTAGAGAAGAGGTCGACAAATTGACTCTCACAGAAGAAAACAGTATTGAGGAGCAAACTCAGGAGTTACCACAAGAAGAGGAGGGCGAGTAAATGGGCTCTTCTAGTGCTAAGGGTTCTGGATTAGAGCAAATTCTCTATGCCCCCAAGGGGCTTATGTCTGGGCTCAAAACGATTGCCTGGTGGCTTTTCCCTAGAGACCCTACGACAGGTGAGTATCTCCCGCCGGAACAAGCTCCTTGGTTTATGCCGATGCAACCCTATGAAGGCCTTCTTCCGGGCCAGCAACCTATTCCTGCTGAATTTACAGAAAGTCTCCAGAATATAATGGGACTACAGGATTGGCTGATGGGATCCGAAGGGCCCATGGGTGCCGTGCAAGGTCCTATTCAGGACGTCTATCAAACGGTTCAAAATGCGCTGCAGCAGGGCAATGTCACAGAGGCAATAGCTCCGTACGTCCAGAATGTTATGGACGTCTTGGGTGGCCTTGATCCGAATGCTGCGATGAATGCCCTTCTCGGTCCTATTGGGCAGGCGACTAATATCCTTGGGGGGATGGGGGCTTTCAATCCTGTGACTTATTCCCTAGAGCCAGCCCAAAGAGGGCTTGAAACGTTAAATAGAATTCTAACTGGTCCTGAGAATCCTCTTGCTTTGATGTCGGGCCCATTGAGTCGTGCTGAAAATCTTCTTGGAATGACAACAGGAATGGCAGGGGCCGGTGCAGGCATGGCTCAGAGAGGTATGCAATTTCTTGAGCAAGCCGGCCAAGCCCTTTTTCCAATTGCCCAAGGGAGTTTGACGAAAGGTCTAGAACAAGCTGCCCAGCGATATTATGAAAGTTTGAGACCTCTTCTAGGAAGGGATATAGCACAAACTTTGGAGCAGACGGGTCTAGGCGGAGCTAGATACTCATCTGGCGCACAGAGGGCCCTAAGCGATGTCGAACAAGAGTTCTATTCTAACTACATGAAGAACTTAATGCAAGCAGCTCAGACAGGAGCTGAGCTTCAAACAAGAGCTGCTTTGGGAACCCCAGAGCTTGGTCGTGGAGCTGCGGCTCTTGCAGGGACGATGGCAAGTTTAGGAGGATTGGGACTTGGTGCAGCGGGGACAGAAGCAGATATAGGTAAAATGCTTGGACAGACAGCATTGGGTATGGGAAGTCTAGCAGGACAATATACAGACTTAAGTAGAGCCCTTGCTCAAGCTGCAACCCAGGGCGGCCAATTGCAGCTTGGGACAGCAGGAGCGTATTCTGATATTGGTCGTCTTCTGAGCGGAGCGGCAACTACAGGACAAGAAATAACACTTAATCAAGCAGAACTTTTGCGAGGGCTAGCAGGGCTAGTTGGTACGGGAGCAGCACAGACTGGACAAATTGGTCTGGCAGGAGCTGGTCAATATGGAGATATAGCAAGGCTATTAGGCCAGATAGGTATTCAAACTGGACAATTGGGGGCCGATATTGGCCGTATAGGTATGAGTGGAGCGCAATCAATGTGGGAAATGGTAGGGAAAGGCCTTGAGGCGCCTTACCAGGAATACCTAAGACAAAGCTACTATCCTATGGAACTTATGCAGACTTTGATATCGGCATTAAGGCCAAGACAGGTCAAAGAACAAAGTTCCTCTTCAGCTAAGGGCGGGTGCTGTTTCATTTTCCTAGAGGCTTATGACGGGAAACTGCCCTGGGTTGTGAGGGCTTACAGGGATCAGCATATGACTCCTAGAAATAGAAGAGGATACTATAGACTCGCCGATAAACTGGTGCCTCTTATGAAGAAGTCCAGAGCCGTGAAACATCTTGTGCGATTCTTGATGACCAAACCCATGACTTTTTATGGAAGATATTTCTATAAGCTTAATCCGTGGGGAGTCTTGGCGGCGCCTATTACGGCATTTTGGCTTCTCGTATTTGATTTAATGGGACGCAAGGCTCCCTATGTTAGAAGCAATGGGGAGGTAGTCTGATGGCTACAATCATTCATCCTCCTGATCCTTGGGGCGGACCCCGGTTTGCTCTCGATGTTTTTAGCTCCCTCATAGGTGCTTGGGACAGATATCAGGCGTTGCAGGAGCGTAAGGAGACAAGAGAGCTTTTGAATCAGCAGCATGCTTTGCGGATGCTTGAAATGATAATGGGGTTCCCAGACGAGCATTTAAGAGCTAATGCCGAGAGAGTTAATCGCCTAGGAGAGCAAGCGGGGCTTGGGCCAATAGTAAAAGAGACAGGGCAAATTGTAAGGCCTACTAGCGTGGAGGTTCAACAGCAACAACTTAAGACATTAGCACAGCTTCAAAAAAGAACCCAGGAAATGTTAGAACAAGATCCTACTCTTGCGAGGCTTGCAGTGGGAGCCTCTCTTGGGGTAAAACCTAGCGATGTCTTGGCAGAAATGTACGGTCGTACAGAAAAAGAACTCGAAATAGCGGGAAAGGCACAACAAATAAAACAACAAGAAGAGCTATATCCTCTTCGGAAAGAACAATTGCAAAAAGAGATTGAAACAAGTGAGGCAAGAGTGCCCTACCTTCGGGCACAAACAGCAGAAGCCCAAGCAAGAGCAGAGTTACTTAGAGCCCAAAAAGATCTAGTTGTCTCGGGCGGAGGAGTAAAAGTAGGAAACCTCAAGATATCTACTGGAACGTGGCGCGACCAAAAAACCGGTAAGCTTCAAACAGGCATAGTTGCGGTTGACCCAACAACAGGTATACCTCTTGGTGTTCATGCGGTAAACAAGATCCTACGAGAGAACCCAGATGGGACAATTGAAGAGGTCCCTGTAGAATCTCCTGAAGTACAAAAGGAAATGGAAAAAATTAAACAAGATGTAGGCAAAGCTTGGTCTCGCTATGTTAAGGATGTGCTCAAAGGTCGAGATCTTGACTGGAGTGATCAAAAAGAGGTTAAAAGGCTCCAGGACTATCTGCAGGCTTCGGGATTTATAACAAGAATGGAAAAGATCCAGATGGGGAAGCGTACAATTTACTCCATAAACATTATAGATCCATCCGATCCCAAGCGGGAACGACCTATCCACGGATTTCCTTCTGAAGCGACTGAAATGATGCGTGCGGGAGCAAGCTTAACTCAGGCATTGGAAGAGCTAAATAAGATCTTTGGGGCAAGCGGACAATGATCGACTGGGCTCCGTTAGAAGAAGAAAAGAGAGAACAAATTCCCACGGAGGCAATTGCTCAACCTGCCCCCACTCCTCCTCCCTTGACCCTTGTCTCTAGCCACGAGCGGCGTCGTATACCTGAGCCTGACCCTGAAGTGATGCAAGCAATCGATACGACATTGCAGGGCATTCCTGCCGAGACTCTTGCAAGGCTTACAGAACCCCTGCCTCAAGTGCGTGTAAATCTTGAGCAAATAGAGCGGGGTCTGGTTCAACCAGAGCAACCTAAGCTCAAGTCAAAAATAACGACCGTTGAAGGTCGGAAAGTGCAACTTTGGCCTGGGCCTGTAGCTCCAGAAGCACTTGCAGAGCCTGGCTCTCAGATTGCTCCCGAGACTATCTCAAAGCCATTGGAGACAGGTCTAGAGCTCAAACCTTCTCACATACCTCGAACTGAAACAGCTCCAGCTCATATCCCTGAATCTTGGAAAGTGCCGAAAGGGATACAAGCTCCTAAATATGCCCTTGAAATGCTCCGAGATATTGGCATTAAAAACTATCGAGAAAGTTTGCCAGTAGAAGTCCGAGAGCTTGCGACTCCCGATATAAAGCATGGGGCGGCTTGGGAACGAGTGTTGAAGGGCATTGAGGCATTCGAGAAAAAGTGGCCGATGGCATGGAACATCCCTCAGATTAGGGAATTTGTGGGCCAAAAACTGCAAGCCATGCCGGAGGATCAACTTTCCCTTCATGATAAAAAACTTCTTCTTCTCCGGATGGCAGACAGGGAGCTCTTCCAAGATGTGATGGAGCTAGGGCAGGCTCCGAGTGATATTTCTTTTGCAAGGCTTGCAATGAAAGGCTATGTCAAGCCTCTTGCAGAACTAGCCTTTCCTAATATAAGCCTCCTTTTAAGTGAAGAGGGAAGACAGGCACTCAAAGAGGCAAGTACTGTTGAAACAGCAGCGGCACTTCTAGGAGCCGCGGCAGAAGTGATAACGACTTGGTTTTGGGGGACAGGACTTATAGGACGAGCTACAGGACTTCTTGGTCGAGCTGCGGGCGTTCCGGCAGGGATTGCGGCAACTGTAGGAGCTCAGGCGGGAACTGGATATGGAATTCGGAAGCTTATGGAAGGTGTTGGGCTGGCGCCCAGCAAAGAGGAAGTAGAGAAAGCAATTGTAGAAGGTCGAGAACCTCCTCAGATTCCGGATTGGGCGAAAATGCCTCTTTTGGGGCTAGGTATTATAGGCGGCGGGTCTATGACTCTTCAGGCAATTAAAGCCTTGCTACCTCAGGCCCTAAAAGATGTAGCTTCCCACCTGGCAAGTGGTCCATTGATACGACAGCTTCGAGAGCTCAATAACGCGGTTCACACGGTTCCGGGGAAACAAATAAACTGGCTTATCCCACGTGTCCAAGCAGAGGCAGACAGCTCAGCAAGTGGGCATTTCAAAACCTTGGATCCAGTTCGAGAACTCAACAAGGAACAAAGACGAGTTCTTCCTCGTTTTATGGATTTGGCTGGGGAAGGAAAACACGAGGAAGCATATGAAATTTTGGCTCGCATGAAGCCTGCAGATCAACTTAAGTTTGCAGAGGCGGTTGAACGAGTAAGAGAAGTGAACATGCAAATTGCAAGGGATGCTGAAAGTGTGGGTCTTCTCTTCAAAGACGCCAAAGGAAATGTCAAACCCTTTAAAGTAGAAGATCTACCTGAAAAATTCAGAGAGGGCTGGTACGCTCCTAGGATAGTGAATCCCACATTGTGGGGTCCTCTAAA